CAGCAATACGAAGCAGAGCCCCCTGCCCCGCCATCCGGGCCTTGGGGCGGTCGTGAGCGGGCCCAGCCGCAGAAGGTTTTCCTCTGTGATGATCCAGTTGCCGCCGTGACAGGCCCCGATATACCCCAGCACCTGCGACATGGTTTTTCCGCTGGGGTATGGCACAACGTAATCAGCGCCGGTCTTGATCCGTGTTCGCAGGTCAATTCCGACGCCGATTCGGTATGCGATTTCCTCTACGACGGACTTCATGCTTTTCGGCCAGTTGGCGGCGGTGTCGCTGCCGTCCAGATAATTCTGGTTGGTCTTGAGCATGGCGTCGTAGCAGTCGATGGTCACAAGCCCCGCAAAGCTGGTGTCGCGCTGGTCGATATAGAATGTGCCGAACTCCTTCCACTCGGTGGCGGTTTTGTCATTCGTCAGACGTCCCATAATGACGACAGGGCTTTTTGCGGTGATGGTGTCGTCCGTAAGAATCGACAGGTTAAGTGTAGCCGATATGCAGTTGCCCACGGACAGCGGGGATGGCATAAGGGAGCGGTCGATGCGCGGCGCGGAAATAACGGTGTAATCCTTGTTATTGATCCGCGCCTTTGCATCAAACCGAAAACGCCCGCGTGCCGCGAGCTTCGTCCAGCGCTCAGTACAAATACGCATAGGCTCACCTCTCTGTCATGTTGAAGGTACAGCCTTCATAATAGGTACGGTTGTCGCCCTTGTCGTAGCGCTGTGTACCGTAGGTGAGTGTGGACGTGTAATAGGTCTTTGTCATAATGCGGTTGGTTTTGGGGTCAAGGAAGGTGATGTCGGTGTATTCGCCGTCAACGTCTGCCGCAAGTGACCGCATAATCAACTCAGGCATACGGTTGAATTTGACCGTCCATTTATCCTTCTGCGCGATCCTTGCGCGGTACATCAACCCGTCAAGGAGGTTGCGCCCGCTGCCGTCTGCGTCGATGTCATTTCTAACCGGGGCAAGGCCGTCTTCGGCCAGCCACGCGGTATAGTCGTGATTTCCGATTTTAAGGATTGGTTTTATGGTGCGCACCTCCTTATTCGAGCGGGGATTTTCCGGTCGCCCGCGTTCTGCGGTTGATCTCTCGGATTGTGCTTTCCGCGATTGCGGTTTTATCAAAGTTGACCGTCGTACCGCTGTAGTTCTGGATGGCCGTTACAATGGCTGCGGTGGCGTTGGTCACGACCTGCGTAACAACGCTTGCGAGCGCGTCATTGGACGTTTCAATGGTCGTGCCGATGTCAGCACCGCCGCCGCTTGCTGCGGCTGCTGCGGCCTTGTAGGGCACGACACCGCCCGCCACAGCGGGAACAGCGAACGTGACGTTATCCGCAATGGCCTGAAGCCGGTCAAGCAGACTTGTGAAGCTGCCGCTGATTTTGTCCGAGAACGAGGACAGCGCACCGTCCACCTCAGACGTGGGGACGATATTACCGACCTTATAATCACCGGCATTGAATTCGTCCGCGATTGCGTCAGCGACGCCCGACACGGATTTCAGGATGGACGGCTGCGAAGCCTCCACGCCTTCACCGACGCCGTAACCGATATTCAGGCCGATCTCGTCACGAAACAGACGCGACGGGGAGTGAATACCCAGCGCGGATTTTGCAGCGCTGAGAAGGCTGCTTGCGAGGCTGGAAACCTTGTTTTTCAGCCAGCTCCAACCGGAGTTGATACCGTTGGCAATACCGTTACAGATATTGCTGCCGACGCCGGACCAGCCCTGATTCTGAATCGCATTTTTGATGCCGCTCCATGTGCTGGACGCGGTAGATTTGATGCTATTCCATGTGCTGGACAGCGAGGACTTGATATTGCTCCATGTGGACGATGCAGTGGATTTCATGCTGTTCCACGCGCTGGAAGCCGTAGTCTTCATGCTGTTCCAAGTGGAGGACGCAGTAGACTTGATATTGCTCCAAGTGCTGGACAGTGTAGCTTTTACGCCGTTCCAGACGGTGGAGGTGTTTGCCTTAATGTTGTTCCAGCCGTTGCTGACAGTGGTTTTCAGGTTTGTCCAAGTGGACGATGCTGTGGTCTTGATGCTCGTCCAAGCCGAAGACAGCCCGCTCTTGATACCGTTCCACGCGCTTGTGGTGCCAGATTTGATGGCGCTCCAAGCATTTGAGATACCGGTTTTGACGGTATTGCAGGCAGACGACACACCGGATTTGATGCCATTCCATGCACTGCTGATAACGCCCTTGATTCCGGCCCATGCCGTGGTAGCGGTGGACTTGATACTGCTCCATGCGTTACTGAAGAAGGTCTTCAGCTTTTCGATTACGCCGGAGAAGAAGTCTGTGATCTTGTGCCAAGCATTGGCAATGCCCTGCTTTAGTCCGTCGATAAGGAATGTACCGATTTCTGCGAATACAGTAGACGGAGAGTGGATGCCAAACAGGTTCTTTACCCAGTTCACAACGGGGTCTACGACGTGCGCTTTCAGCCACGAACCGGCGTCGCGCATTGCGTCTCCGATTCCACGGAAGAAACCAGCGATAGAATCGAGGCCGATTGCCTCAAACAAACTTGCAAGCAGGTCGGATATTCCGCCAATGGCCCCTACAACAATGCTGGGGATCTGAACAATAATACTGACAAGAGCGGTCGCAAGGGATTCCAGCAAGCCGAGCCAGTCAATGTTTTCGATTACCGCACCCAGTGCCTCCCCCAGACTGCCAATCAGGTTTTGCACCATTTCGCCCCAGTCATGATCTGAAAACAGAGACGTAATGAGATCGAGAACGCCGGTTATGGCTCCACTGACAAACTTGCCAAGCAATTCACCGAAGCCGTCCCAGTCAATGTCGGTGGTAAGACTTTCGAGACAAGCCCAGATTTCGTCTGCAAGGCCGGTCCAATCGACCTGATCCACAAAGCCGACAAGCAGATTGAGCGCTCCGATAAGCAGGCCGCCAAGCAATTTTGTCAGATCAGAGAAAATTCCGCTCCAATCAATTCCGTTGAGAAAATCAGCGATTTTTCTTCCGAGCATTGCCCAGTCGAAGTTCTCGACAGCAGCCACCATACTTTGGAGCGCCGTTCTGATTTGCGTACTGAGCGCTTTGGCAAGTGCCGAAAAATCAATGTCCGAAATGAAATTGCTGATGTTTTTTGCGAGACTTCCCGCAATACCGATCCAGTCGGCGGCGTTCACGGTCCCGTACATGAAATCCGTGATGGCCTTGCTCACTGCTGCGCCGTCAAGCGTACCGAAAAAGCCATCAAGCGATTTCAGGATGATTGCCCATTTCCCGGTCAGGATCACACCGAGATTTCCCCAGTCCACGCCAGTGATGATGTGGTTTAGGAGTTCTGCAAAGCGCGACGCAAGGTTTTTCCAATCGAAGTTCTGGATGAACGTCGCAAGGAACGTCAATGCGCCGTTCAAATAGTACCCGATCTTATCGCCGATGCCCGCCCAGTCTACGGTATCGACCATTTCATTGAGCTTTGTTGCCAGCGTGTTTGCAGCTGCGGCCCAGTCACCGGCCTTGATTTGCTCGACCATAAGTTTTGCCCAGTCGGGCAGCGTTACGTCGGGCAGACTTCCGAGATCACCGGCACCGCCTCCACCCCCGCCGCCGTCGGAGCTGTTGTCGCTGAGAATGTTCAATTCATCGAACGCGGCCAGCTGCCTTTTGAGCTTATCGGTAGCTTTGGATGCCGCCCCGCCTGCGCTGCTGATTTCTTTGGCGGCGGTCTTGCCATAGATGCCAAAGAGCTTGAGAAACGCGGTCACATAGGCGACGGCCTGCGCAACAAGGTTGATAATGCGCGTGATGATCGGCCCCAGCAGGTTTCCGATGCCCGACCAACAGGCGGACAGCGTATCCATGATTATCAGATGCTGAAGGATAAGATTGCAGCCCGTGGTATGGATGAAGAGGGTATGGAGCAGTACCTGGATACCTTCAAGCATGGAATGCCGCCTCATGGAGGACTTGGAATCGGACTGGAACGTCTTACCATGCAGATCCTCGGAGAAGAAAACGTTCGTGAGACCTGTTTGTTCCCACGTGATATGAACAGACTTGAGCCGTAATAAGGAGAAAAAAGATGGCAAAGATAATCGATGATGAAACAATGGAAAATGTCTGCATCCTTGCAAAGCTTTCTCTGACAGAGGATGAAAAGGAAAAAGCAAAAGAGGACATGCAGAAGATGCTGGACTATGTAGACAAGCTGGATGAGCTTGACACCTCTTCCGTAGAGCCCATGTCCCATATT